ATAGACTAAGTATCTGCCTCAGGCCGTATCTTTGGCCTAGGTATAGGCTTACTAATTTTATCTGATTTTTTGCAGAGCATCGCCTCTGCATTTAATCGTATGTAAAGTGGCCCGTTGTCTATCATTGCCTCTAAACATTTCTTTTCGCTTTCGTACCAAATCACGCTGTAAACATTTGTGCTTGCAACAGTGTAATAAATAAAAAGTCCAGTAATAAATTCCATTGTTTCAACCCATCTTTCTGTTAGATAGAAGTTCGCGGCAGCGCCGTTGTAATACTCTGGGTGTATTGTAACACATAAAGCGCTGCCGCACGAATTACCTAGGTAACCCGTATCTGTTTTTCACTTGTAGCACTGCCTGCCTCGAACAACCTAGCACCTGACCACACTCCTTAGGAGATAAGCCCTTTTTTAAAAGTAGATTAACTTTTTCGGCTTTTTCAGAAAGCTCTAATTTTATTTCTCGATCCTCTACTTTTTCTTCTTCTAAATTTATATCGCTAATAACTTTGTTTGGCTGGTATGAATTACGCTTTTCTCTTTTATCTTTGCGTTCTTTTTTACGTAATTCTTCCCAAGCCCTGCGATAAGCATATTCAAATTGCTCAGTTGTTAACTTATTTGCCATCTAGTTTTCTCCTAAGCATTGCCACTAATGTAAGCATTTCACTGCTATGGTGTACGTTAGGACTGCCGGTGCGCTTCTGATCATCTTTAACAATCTCTATTTTACGCTCTAGCCTTTTAAGAATTATTTCTATTTCTTCATTCATATCTCTCTCCTGATTTGTTCATAGCGTTAACTTAGTGTTAGCTTAAAATAAACACAAGAAAAAAATGCCCCACTGTTTAGGTGGGGCAGTTCGGCAGTGTCGTAGAGACAGGGAGAGAGCTCTACTGTATGCAAGATATTGTAGTTACATTTGCATTTAAACACAATACGTCGTAAACTTGCGGTATTTTAGTAAAGGGGATCTTTTATGAACCAAGATCAAATAGATGAAATTTTAGACGCTATGAAGCGTCCACATAGAATACAAAATAAATTTGCACTTCACCAAAAGTGTGCAGATGCGGCTGCATTGATAGAAAGTTTAATGGCTGGCGCAGAAGAGAAAGCGCCAAAGAAGTCTACAGGCTCAAAAAAAAAGCGAGCTCGTGACGAAAACGGGAGGCTCAAAGCTGATGACCCGTCTACTCCGGAAGTAAATGAGGCTTGGGAGTAATTATCTAAAAGCGCCGAGCCCAAATTGATTTAACAACATTTGGGTTCTGGCATCTCTATCTTTATTTTCTGGGTTTAAACCCATCGAAGTAGCAAGTTTTTGTGTTCCAGACGTTGCAGCTCTAGATCCTTGTCGCGCTCTTTCAATAGCTGGTACAAGCGCTTCCATTAATTCTGCTTGCTTTCTTAATTGCTCAGGAGCCATGCGCTGCGTAAGTATAGGCGCAATTTCAGAAGATACTTCTTGTATTCTTGTAGCTTGATTAGGCCCAGAGACACTATCTAACAAGCTAGATGCGGCAGTTGATGCGACGCCTTGCTGACCAACAGTTTCACTTAAATTTTGACCTACTATTTGTTTCATTCTTTCCATTACTAAGCCACGAATAGCTGTTTTGGAATTAGCATTAACCATTGCAGCTTGCATAAGTGCAGATGATGTATTGTTAATTTGTTCAGATAAAGTTTCCATAGCTCTATCGCCCAAAACCATAGCCATTTTTTCTTTTACAGCTCTAGTATTTAAAGATTTTAAAATTGCTAGATTTTCTATAACGATTGCTTCGTTATCACCTCTTGGGTTTACTCTAGCATTTGCAGCTATTTCATCTATTCTATTTCTTAATGCCTGTCTAAGTTGTTTCAATCCAACTTCATCAACTGTCTCAAGAGCGATTGTAACGTCTTCTCTAGTTATTCTAGGACTTAATATGTCGTTACCTAGCTGAGCTGCTAGTTTTTGATCTATAGCGTCCTTACCAGCGGCTCTAGCTGCTTTATAAGATGGGTTTATTTCATCTAATGAATTTCTTAACAGTCTAGCTAAGTTAAATTTAGATTGTGATGCCGCATCTTCTCCAGCTCTACGTAATGCCTCACCCCTGCTATAAAGTTGTCTGGTAATATAATCTATTGTTGCCACTGATGGATTATCAAAATCTATAGCTTCTCCAGCTTCTCTAAGTAAAGTTTTAGCACCGCTTAAATCTGTTGGGTCAACTCTACCAAGTAGGTCTATAACAGCCTGACCGCCTTCGTCAGCGCTGTTAATAGAGAAATCGTATGCATCTCCGTAAAGCTCTCTTCTAGCTTTTGCAGTGTCTGACATTATTTCAGCTTTTTGAGTTTTTATACCTCTACTTATTGGCCCTAGTAACTGAGTTAAAACATCATCTAAATCATTTGCAGCTACTATAGATGTATCTGTAATATTTTCTTTTGCTATTCTAGCTCCTGAACTTGGAGAGTTTACAACAACATCTAGCAATGCTGAAGTATTAGGACCTAGTGTTGATATAGAGCCATAGGGCCCAGATGTTTGAGCACTTTCTACAGCGTCGGCCGCATCCATTGCTAGAAAATCTTCTACAACTTTTCCGGCGTCTTTTTTAAATCCAATTTTTTCTACAATATCAGAGATTGGCTGTTGCAAGTATTTATTAAATAAAAATCCAACTCCTTTTGAAACTGGAACGCCAGCCCCTCCAAATAAAGTTCCTGAACTAGTACCAGCTTTTACTCCGGCGACATAATCACTAAAATCTCCTGTATTTACTAACTCAGGCAATCCTGAAACTGCGCTTTCAGCGCCGCCTAATATACCTCCGTAAGTAGCGCCTTGACCTATTTGCCCTAGTAAACTGCTAGATGATAAGGCAGGAACAAAAGGAGCTGCGCCTACAATACTTGTACCAAGCCTTGAAGCTGTTGAAGTTATAGGAGCTTCTTGCGTTCTTCTATCTACGGCAGTTTGTATAGTGTCTAAAGCTGTTTCGTATGGAACACCTGTATTATAACTTCTTGCTAATGCTCCACCTCTGTCAACATAACTTCTTAAAAATGGAAAAAACTCAAACGCAGATGTAGCTCTAGTTGGTATTTCGCCAGCTATCTCCTGAGCTGTTTCACCTTTAACTATATCTCCAGCTCTTTTAGATCCTTCTTTAGAGTTCATAATCTCTGTAATTTGAGATAAATTAGTTGTCGTATATCCACTAGGATCAACAAAAGTAAGTTGGCCACTATCTTCATTACTAGCTACGTAGCTACCATCGTCATACTGCTCGACAAGTTTAAAACCTTCAGGAACCTGAACTTCCGGTGTTTCTTGCTGTGTCCAAGACGGCCCAGAACCTGAACCGCCATCTGTTGTCCAAGAGGGCCCACTCATCTTACTTTCTCCCAAGAACTTCCTTTACCTTTATCTCCCCCTAAATATTTATAATATACTATTTTACCTGTTGCTTGATCATAATCTCTTATAACATCACCAACTTCTGCATCTTCAAATTTTATATAAAATTTTTCTGGATTAAGAAGTTTAGAAACTTTATCTTCTCCTCCTAAAGCGTCAACTAGTTCTTGCCTGTTATTAGTTGTTGAAAATGCTTTTTGTATTATTTCTAAATATCTTCGTCTTATTAAATTAAGATCAGATAAAACTTTTTCTTTACTTTGATTTAAATCTAATCTTTTAATATCTGCTTCCAAAAGAGTAAGCTCTTTTTCTGACACTGAGCCTAATGTAGCGCCAGTAGCTTTAAGTCTTTTTAAGGCGTCTAATGCCATATTAGATCTAATTGTGTCTACGTCTATTCTAGCTTCACCAGCTTTAGTAAAAGGTAAAACTCCTGTTACCATTCCCCAAAAACCGGTTACACTATCATTTTGTTGAACAGTATTAAATAAATCATCTATAGTTTCTATACCTTGAACAGTACTTGTAACTGTATCTTTCTCTTGAGTTTCTAAAGCTTGCAGTCTGTTAGCTTCAGTTATCATCATTGTTGCAGTTTGAACTAAGCCAGCTCCAGCATCCCCCATAAATGGAGCCTGCATCATTAACTGTTGAGCTGCTTTCCTATAATCTTCAGCCGTTGTTAGACCAGCAAGCATACTGCCTGCCCCACCTAACATTTGCTGCATCATTGTATTTCTAGCCGCCGCTGCCGTGGCTTTTCTATTTTGGTCAGCTAACTTTTCAAAAGTTCCCATTAAGCTAGTTACTGCCGTGCCTTCTTTACCCTGCAATGCTCTACCGGCATCTCTAAGGCCAGCAAATGCAAGCATACGTTTTTGTTCTTTAGATAGAGTTTGTTGTGCCGGCGTCTGGCTTTTTTGAAATTGACTTAAAATTTTTTGCATAGCTGTAGCATCAAAAGTGTTTTGAGGTACGTCTGTAACTTCAGGTCTAGGCGTTACATTTTCAACTACAAGTTCACTAGAATTGCTGCCTCCACCATTGCCGGCTGACGTAGGTAAGGGTGGAACTATATTTAAAATTGCTAACTCTTCAGCCGTAGCTTCAGCTCCAACAGGAATGCCATTAACATTTCTTCCAGATTCTTCAAGAATATCTATGTCTTCTTGAGTTAGTAGATAAGCTGACATTAGTTAACCTCCTTAAATTTTATATTAAGAAGATCATAATGAACCGCTTTAAATCCTAAATCAGTGTCCACCACAGCTTCTGGATAAACACGTTCAACTTCATGAGCCATTACACCACGAAAACGACGTTCTTTATCACCAATGTAATTAAATTCATAAAGATTTAAATTTGTTGTAGGGTCCACGCCTACTTCTATTACATTTTCTTTTAAACGAATGTCAGAAAAGATCGCTGGAAATCCGCCGCCAGATCCAACTGCTCCACCAGCTTCTAATAATTTACCAATTGTACCCATAGGATCTTTTTCTGTTGTAGTCCCATATCCGGTTGGTATAGCTCCGGCAGCTCCTGTAAGAACTCCAAATTTTCTTAGTGGGTCTGCATAACCTCTTAAAAATTCTTGGTACTGAGCGTCTAGATCTGCTTGCTCTATTCCTCTCTCAATACCTCCAGCCGCAAGTTGTCTGCCAAGTATATCCGTCTGAGCTCCTAGACCTGATATGCCAGCGGCAAGCATAGACTTGGCAGCGTTCATTCTTGACATATCTTCAGCGTTTGCTCGTTGCACAGCCCCTAAGTAACCTTGTGATTGTAAATTACCGATAGTTTGCCCCATGTTAGCTTCAAAAGCGCCTTGACGTTCACCTTCATATAAATCGCGTCTAGCTCCACCAAAAGCTTTACGTTTAATCATGTCAGCGTCTTCACCTACACGAGCTTGAGCCCTTTCTCTAAGCATACGATTTATAGTTGGGTCTACGACATTATCTGTAAATTGATTTGTATATTCTTGTATGTCAGCGGCTCTCTGTGCCGGCGTTCTGTTAGCCATATCACCAAATATATCAGATGCTTGCTGTATCTCAGAAGGAAGCGTTAGGGCTCCGTAACCGCCCATTGCTTGCCTTTCTAGCCCAGATAACCCTGCAACTCTGTCACCGGAATAACTCTCAAACTCAGTATTTTTTATTTTATCTGCAAAAGGAATAATTGTATTTACAAGTAAATCCTCTTGAAATTGAGGCATTTCCTTTGTTGTTGATTTTTTGCCCACGACTAAATCTCCATCTCATAGTGTCTGTAGGTTTCCTTAAAGCCCACACTTTCTGCAAATTTTGAGAAGCCGATACGTCCGTCAGCTTCAATACCAGATAAGTTAGCTTCTTTTGCTAATTCTTTTAGCACATTTAAAGCTGCCCTCATCCAAACATTCATTTCTACTCCACCCATAAACTCTATAAAAAGTGTGTGTCTTTGAGGGTGCTTTACGACGCTGGTTGTAAATGCCGCCGCTAACGTGTCCTCGATGTATACAGCCCACATAAGAGACTGATTGCTTAGTATGTCGCCTACAACATCATCTAGTGATGCGTTACGATTGTTATTATCTATAGCCGGCTTCAGGATATTTATAACCTTAGGCAAAATATCATCAATATTTTCGACTACAGGCTCAACCCTAATCTTTGGCTTTGATACAAATTCTACAACATTATCAATCATTCGTCGAGCCTACCACGTAGCTAATGCTACTCTTTTCCAAATTGCAGTCGATCCATCGTGATCGGCAGTGCAAATATATATGTAATTAGTGTCCCAAGTTATCATTCCAGTTACATCTCCAGCCGATCCTGTATTAGCGCTGGGCACAGCTTGTTTAGTTGCTAACTGTCTAAACGCATTGTCGCTGGATACAACAGCATACTTTTTAGTCTTATCCCAAAGCACAACCCCGTCTTCTGACGGGTTATCCTCAGGAGTTTTAAAATACAACTTACCTAAATTTCTTTGCAGATAAGTATTTATCTGCCTACCCCATTGCGTAATATCTGGGCCAATAATAGGAAGAATAGGAACCGGCACTATCTGTTACCTCCGGCTACTGTTTGTAATCTCATAACGCCTACACGCCAATTAGCTGGTCTTACACCTTGCACTTTCATGCGTAACTGTCTGCCACTAAACCTAGCGTCTGTAGGGTTGGCTGGCGTAAAGGGCCCGTGTGATGTTTCTGTGTCGTTAGGGTGAAATCGTGTTTTAAAAGTCATATTTACGTCACCCTGCGTAACTTCGTCAGGAATAACAGAGGTTACCTTAGCTATCTGGTCACCATTACCAATGCTAATAGGACCTGTCTCTGCAAAGATTGCACCGTTATCTACGTTAAAACCAACTTCATGCTCTTTTATATTAGCGTGTGTCGTATCCCAATCAGCCATCATAGGATATCTAAACACGCCACGTTGAACGCCAGACGTTCTTGATAGCTCGCCAATCATCCAGTGATTTTCATTGTAATCGTAAGCCACATAACGATCTATTTCTATGCTGTTAGCTGATGGATAAAACCACCACACTTCGCCATATTGCGGTATGCCCATTGCCCATATCTTAGTTTGCTGAGAAGTATTTATGTCACCAAAAATATAATCGTGAACATCGCATTTAATAGGCTGTACTGTGTTGCCGTTAAACAAAAAGAAATTTTCTTGGCCAATAAAGAACACGCCTTTATCTGTATCTACAGCTCCACGGCTGGTTACAGTTCCGCAAGATGTGCCAACCCTAGTAAACCGATAAATTTCGGGCGGCCCTGAATATACCGCTGTGAAGGCATCTACGTCAGTAAGTATTAAAATTTGTCCTCTAGTTCTTATGCCGGCCATGATCTGGCCAGAAGTTTGTAACTCTGTATCCCCAGCTTGGTTAGTGCTTGCCGGAGCCCACAGATTTCTATCTTCAAACGAGCACCATTGTACTTTACGACTATTGCCTCCAGCTCCTAGCGCAAAGATAAAACGCTCTTCAGTGACAACTAACCCAAGATTATTAATAGGTGCGTTTGTTATTGGTGTAGCTACCACAGCTAATTTAAGAGATGTTTCTGTGACATTAACATTTTGCTCTGCATTTGTAGCAGGATAAATTTGTATTGTGACGCCAGTATCATCTGTGTCAAATCTAAAAAAGCTATTACCAATGGGTAATGTCTTATCAAGTAAAACTGTCGTTGTTGTCGTGCCGATAATCTTAACTTTTAATGACGGTATTGTAGTTGCATCATTATCTGCATCAGGGTCAGTGACATTTATAGTAAAGTGATATTTTTTACCGCTTGTTAGGCCTGTTATAGCTTGCTCAAGGTTTGCAGCCGTTGTGCCTGTCCACTCTGCTTGCCCAGAGTTAATAGCCCAACCAGTGCCTAGCGTCCAATCTGTGCCTGTGGTAAAGCTGTTGTTCGTTATTAGCTCTGAGCCGCTAACAATATTTAAATCCCACTCGACAAGTCTACCGTCATCATAATGGCAACCAACCATTAATTCGCCAAAATTGTCTAAAGTCCAGAATGTAGCAGGATCTGGAATTGCGTTAGAAAGTTGCTGTCTTGGCGTACCCCAAAAACCAACACCGTAAGCACCTTTACCATAGCCTGCGCTTACAGCCGCATCTATACGTCCAGTTGCTAAGTTTTCTGGTGTAATGTCGTAGCATAATCCACCACCTGTCATTGCCACTAATGAATTATGTGAGCCGCCTGCTAACCATGTACTTTGGTTAAGAGCTTCCCAAGCGTGCATACCTCTTATTGGCTGCAAGGCAAAATCTTGCTTTCTATCTTGCCAACCGCCAATAGGACGCAATGAACCGTCGAGCCATCTAACTAAACTACCCTCACGCCATCTGCCAGATTGCTCGTAGTCTGTGCCTATTCGGTAAAATCCAGATGGTATATCAAGTGGTACTAATGTCATGTTTACGTTTTCATAATATAGGCAAGTGCATAGTAAGGTGGTCTGTTTTCGTGTGCGCCACCACCGCCTGCATTATCGACAGATAATGTATGAGTATGTGCGCCGCCACTAGCAATGGTTACAGTGTGAGAGTGCGACCCTGCCGAAGATGTAGTGCCAGTTTGTGAGCCATTTGGGTTCCAAGTTGTCGCGTTAAAATCGATATCAATTCCTGGAACGAGAGAGCTTTGCAGGACATAACTATCAGTATAAGTATGCGTGTGCGCTCCGTCACTGCTTGTCGTTCCAGTGTGCGTGTGCGCGCCACCGCTTGCCGCCGTACCTGTATGGCTGTGAGCAGGCAGTTCGCTAGTTGCTAGTGTCACATCATTTGCACCGCCTGTCGCGCCTACGTTGTACGTTCCGCTACTGTCTGCGTCTGCGTGAACAATAAACTTACCTGTTAAGTTAGGTGTGCCGTTTGTACCATCACATAATGCCCACCCCGTCGGTATCGTTGCAATCGTACCAGACCACATAATAATGCCGCCAGTAGGCATTGCCGTGTTAACGGCTGTGTCAAGTAAATCAAAATTAGAATTGAGCGTATTTCCCCATGTTGAGTCGCTACCCCCCACAGTCGGCTTCGTTAAACCTAAATTTGTTGTCGTAGACATATTAAATTCCTTTTATTAAACTTAACGTACCATTTTTCTAAGCATCCGTCCACGTTCCTGACGCTGCGCTGTCATCCACCCATATACCTGTTGCCGCACTGTCATTAGCCCATGTGCCTTGGTCTTGCGCGTCGTCGCTCCAAATGCCATCACCTTCACAATATCCTACTAGCCAGTAACGCTTTCCTGCAAATACAACATTCGCCCCAGAAGCATTTGGGTCACGTTCGACATATGGGTTTAGTGCAGTCATTTATGCCTTAACCTATTAAGTGTATGCTGGCGTGGATGTAGCTACTATTATTTAGTACTGGCGAAACATAGCTAGGATGCCAAGCAAAAGCCAGATAATCATTAGCTGTTGCGTCAGTTACACCACTAACTATTGTGTTATTATAATCAAAATTAGTTGCATTCCTACTCCAACTATTAATTTGCCCAGTTCCATTATAAATAAGGTACAAACCCAGCCAGCTACCATCAGTCGATTTTAGGTTTACGTTACAGAAATAGTAATAACGGCCAGAGACAGGAAAAGTAAATTTACCAGTACTATTACTAAAGCAGTTTCCAATATTTGTATGGACGGTACTAAACAACAAAGGATTGTATCCCCCAAGTTGGGTTGTAGTTCCGCTATAACCGAATGCGCCAAAAGCAGGCTGATTAGGTTTTGTTACAATTCCACCATTAGTAGAACCTCCAGTAATCTTCATTCCTAGGTCACTATTATTAGCATAAAAATAAGTATCGTTTGTGGAACGCCCTATCCAAGTATATTCATTAGCTGTTGAGTTTCCATCGCGTATTTTTAAATAAGAACCTAAACTATTAGCGGCTGTGTTTTCTAATCTAAGTTGGTTTTGAGTAGTTGTGGAAATAAGCGTATCGCTATCTAATTTTACTACTCCTGCTTCGTTTGAAATATTTGTTGTTTTATTAACATTACTGCTATCACGAGACATTAATTTTACAGACGCCACCGCATTCGCAGTGTCATCGGATTGCACAACTAACTGTGTACTTGTGTCAGTATCTTTACCTAATACACGAAAATCATCGGTGCTTGAACTAACTAAATTTGCTAAGTCTCTGGCTTTAGTCATTATTTACCTCAAGATGGTTTAGTAGGCCACGTTACATCGTCTAAGCTAGTTGCGCTGTCTGTTATATCTCTAAGAGCTTGACGATAGGTTGTACGCTCAGAACTCATGTTTAGGTCACTAGACGCCCACCAATCTGTCTCAGCTAATCTACGGTTACGCTCTTCACGCAGTAGCCTCATTGGTTCTGCATTGACTAGCTCAGTCTTTTTAGCTGATACTGCCGACCAAGTTGTGCCAAAGTCGCTAGGGTTACTGCTTTCTATTGCAGAACCGTTTTCGTCTGCGCCAGTTACCTTGCGAAACATTTCGTTAAACTCTGCTTCAGAAGTAGGTTCGCCGCGCAAAACCC